TACGAAAGAAACAAAGAGAAGATCGCAGCGAAGCGCAAGGCCAAGCGTGACCTACAAAAAGAATTGCTAGGCAAAAAGGCTCTCGAAGCAATCAATGAGGTTGTAAATGAGCAAATACGGTAAACTGACCGAATCAGTTAGAGAAAAGTTAGGCATCAAAGACAAAATAGAGCACATAGACCTCAACGACGAGTTAACGATCATTTCGTCATTTATTCAAGACGATCTTCACATAGCCGCACAAGAATCCACCCCCATTGTGTCGAAGAAATTAATCGCGCAAGCGAAGCTAATTTCCCAACATATGGCACTAAGGCAGTTTGACAAAGCAAATGTTCTTCTAGCTGACTTAATTGCCCAAATGTCAGAGTACGACGAAGTAAATCAAGCCAAAAAGTCGGCCGAGGAACGCATAAAACGTTACACAGATATTTTTGCCATCGAGGACAAGCGTAGAGCAAACTCAAACGAATTGATACACAAAAACAAAGTACTTGCCTACGTAAATGAGTGTTTTCAATTAATTGCCAAGGAACTGAGCAATGATAGAGCCAAACTTCTTAGGATCGCAAATGGATTTCGCGAAATCTCTCGACGAAATGATATGTTCAGCACTCGATCCGTCAGCGAAAACGATAACACTTACGGACTTATCAATTCGTACGAAGGATCGAGAAATAATTCCATTCAAACCGAACCCGGCCCAAATTCGTTACCTGCAACAGAATCCGAAGTTACAGACATTTAGAGGAAACAGAGAGGCTATACTTAAAGCACGCCAAATGGGTTTTTCAACCTATATTGGCGCACAAATGTTTATTGACACAGTAAATACCCCAAACACTCAGTCAATTATCATTGCGCAAGATGAAACGTCATCCAAACGTTTGTTTCAAATGATCAAACGTTTTTACGATAATCTTCCCCAAAACAAAAAACCACGCCTGGGCACAGATAGCAAAACAGAACTATTTTTCAGGGATATAGAAAGCTACTTCTTTGTTGGTTGGGCCGGGTCGAAACGCTTAGGTCGTGGCTCAACAATAAACAACATCCATTTCTCTGAGGCGGCTTTCTACGAGGATGGCGGCGCATTAATTAGTGGTTTAACCCAATCAGTTCCACCAGATGGAAATGTTTTCATGGAATCCACAGCCAATGGGGTGGGTAATTATTTCCACAAGGAATACAAAGACGCGCAGGCAGGAAACTCTATCTTCACTGATAGATTCTTTCCGTGGTTCACTGAACTCGGCTACCAATCTAATTTTCTAATTGGTGGCGGCTCAATGGATGAATTAGATCCAGACGAACTTCGTCTAGTAGAACTCTATGACCTAACAATTCCTCAACTTATCTGGCGAAGAAATAAAATTCTAGAACTTCGAAGAGCACTTTCAGACGGCAATACAGCATTAGGAACATTCCCACAGGAGTACCCATCTAATCCGGACGAAGCATTTATTTCTACAGGTTCGCAGTACTTTGATCAAAAAGTAATTGCACAGGAATTAAGGCCAAGAATTCAACAACCCCTACCCATTGAGCCTCCGGTACAGTACGGAACTCTACGGCGCGAAGTTAGGAATTATAAAGCACAAATTAAATTCTGGTCACTCCCCATTGCGGGCAGAAGTTATCTTATTTCCGCTGACCCTTCTGAGGGATTAAATACAGAAGGAGATCACGACTATTGTTCCTCAGATATAATTGATGTGGAAACTTGGGAGCAAGTAGGACATTTACACGGAAGATGGGAACCACATGAGTTTGCTCAATTACTTTCCGATACAGGACAATGGTTTAATACCGCCCTCATTGTTGTGGAAAGAAATAATCACGGCCATAGCGTATTGAATACCCTAATTAATGTGTGTGGTTATCCCAAACAAAAAGGATACACAGGTGTTTACGAATACGTTGAAAGAGCTTCAACAGGAAAAGCAATGGGTCAGTCTAAACCTGGAATCCCCACTAACGTAAAAACAAAAGTCCTAATGCTTTCTGCACTGTACGAAGCCGCAATGGAACTTTCCTTGATAATCAACTGTAATGAAACATTAGACCAAATGCTTTTGTTTGTTAAGAAACCTGGTGGAAAACTAGAGGCCAGTTCAGGGCATGATGATAGAGTTATGTCATTAGCCATCGCGTCATTCGTACTTAAGGATGTTGTGTTCAATAAACGTATCAACCAGTCACCCACCAGAGCGAAGCCTGTGACCAGGCAATTGTTCAAAAAAGGATCAAGATTTGTTTAGATTACCAATCCCTTCCCCCATTGCGGCAAATACAGCTATTCGCCAACCCCATGGAACAAATTGTTGTTTGGGTTGTTGTGTAGCTTGTATAACAAATACATCCCTTGAAGAAGTATATACTTATGCACAATTACCGGTCCAAGAAAAACTACCCGAAGCCATGGCCTTCAAGTATTTGTTGGACCATAATTGGTACCCGTCTTATTTTCTTCCGCAGGATGATTTCCTTCCCCATTTGACAATAAATCAAACGTTGATCGGCCAAGTAGCGATACTTATTGTTAAAAAGGGCCTAGGAAATCATGCTGTTGTTTGGTTGCAGGACTGTATTTACGATCCGCATTTTGGTATAACTACTGATTATGATTCCTATAAGGTTCTGGCTATATGGGTGGTTGCATATGGGGAATAATAACCACACTAATCCACATCTCTCATGCGTCTAAATACTGCCATGTCATATATAAACTGTAAGTTTTTGCCCCCAGGGTATAAAATATATCGTGCGGCTGGCATAGAGAGTCGTGCATATTATGATATGGCTCCCTATCCTTTCTATGGTTTTCCTAACTGGAAAACTGAGTCTTTGGGTCCGTATCCTCGATGTATGCCTTTTGGACAGGCAATTATTAGACGATCAGCTATTTGGCTATTTGGTAAAGAAGTCAAGTTTAGATTTAAGTCGGATGAAAAGATAAACGAAGTTTTACAGAGGTTTTGGCGCCTAAATAAAATGCCCACCCGTTTAGTACCAATGGCAACTAAGGGTGGCATTGAAGGTTCGATCTCTGTAAAGTTTACTTATGACCCCAAACAGAAAGATTGCCCACTAAGATTTCAGATTCTATCTAATGTTGATCAGGTTAAGTACTATTATGCTGTCCATGATTGTGAACAAGTAGAATTAGTACGTATCCAATATCCTTATCAGCAAACAGACGGGCATTGGTATTGGTACCGCGAAGAATGGACTAAGGATAAGTATATTCAATACTTACCCCAGCCAATAGTTAACTATGCAGTTGACACTAAGAATCCTTATCAATATATTGGTAGTCCTGTATATCCCGATATTGATTTAACTGCTGATTGGGTTATTGCCAGTATTTCGTCTAATCCCTACGGATTGATTCCCATTGTAAACATCAAAAACCAGAACAATGGGACGGAATTTGGTAATGGCGATTTGTTTGGTTTGTGGCGTACAGTTGATCGAATCAACCTTACTTATCATTTGATGGATCAAGCCAATCAATTACAGATAAATCCTAAAATTGCTTTAATTGACTTAGAACCAGCGGATAATGACGACAACTTTTCGCCGACCGAAGCCGAAACATTCCAGTCAGTATTGGATGATAGCGGAGTTCCTCGACAAGGTAAAATTCAGACGATTCAAAGCGATGGTAAGATGTTTGAAGCATTGAATATCTATGCCAATGAATTGAAACAACAGTTATTTGATGCTACTGGTGCTGTGTTCCCTAGACAAGAGCATATCACTAACAAGGGTTCATTAACTCAGTCTGTAATGATTCAAATGTATTCCCCCCTCATTGAAGTTATTGGGGAAAAGCGCAAGAATTATGGGGAAAATGGTATTTGTTTACTATGGTCTACTGTAGCTCTAGCTCTAAAGAATCGTGGTATTGAACCCTTTACTAACTTGAAATCTGATTCTCTGGCAGATGAGGATATACAAGTCGATGTAACTTGGTTCAATCAATTTATGCAATCGGAAGATGAAAAATTCCGTGCATTTGATAGACTTAACAGAGAAGTTGAGGCTGGTTTCATTTCCCCAGAACACGCTGTGCGGCGTATTAATGAAATGGAGGAAATTGCTATAACTGAAGCTGAGGAAAGAGAAAGGGTTTCTGACGTTGAGGAGCGTTTAGAATCACTAGAACACCAATCAGCTCTAGTGAATGATAAGGGAAATAATCCCGTGGACGAAAAAGATGGAAAATCCAGACAACAAACAGTCGGCCCCAGCGCCGTCAAAGACGCTAATTAGTTTGCCCTCTGATTATGAGGGTATTTATGACTTTGTGGCTAGTTTCCCTGAATTTGGGGAGTTTTATTTAGATGGAACTCCTAGCGAGTTAGAAAGGGGAATTGGCAAATGGAAATGGCGCGGAGATAAGAAACTTCCTGTGCTAATAGGATATCCGCACTTATCAAATGTGCGTGATAGCGAGGGAAAGGTTATGAAGGACCCAGATGGTAATATCATCCAGAAGATGAATAAGTTTACCGGGATTCCGTTGATAGAGTTATATTGGGACAAGGCAAAGCAAGGCTTTTTCTGTGTGCGAGGAGATGTTTATGAGCAGTAATAAAGGAATCTTTTTTCCTGGAGATGACCCCGACAATAGTACAATTATTACTATGCGGGAGCAAATAAAGAAACTCCAAGAAGACTTAAATCAGGCAAAAACTGATCTCACTGAAGCTCGTACCAATGTAAAGAACATGGAACGGGAGAAGATGACGGAGATTGAGCGTTTGCGTGACGAAAATAAATCATTCGCAGAAGCTCTTGAAAATTCTAAGCAGATGGCTGTTCATCTGGAAAATACAACGAAAAGCATTGAGACGTTCACGTCGTTTGTTAATAAGCAATTTGATACTCGTTTGAATGCTGTTCCTACTGAGCAAAGGGAAAAGTTAAAGGCATTAGCCCATATTGAGGGTAATCCTATTGAGAGTCTTACTAGACTTGATGCAGCTATTGAGTTAGCAGGATTAAATAAGACAGATGTCGTGACTAATCCACACGCTGGTAATCCAGACCCGGCTAATAAGCCAAATGACAAACTGGATATGACGAAGATTAATTTTTCAACTGTAGGAGTTTTAAAACCTGTGGAGGTTCTTCTACAAGAAGCCAAGGCCCGGTAAAATTACTCACACTAATCTAGGCTCGCTACTCGTCTTATATAGTAGCGGGCCTAGTTCGTTAACTAGAGGATACTAAAAGGAGAAAACATGGTTAGTTTACAAAAAGCTAATGGAATGAAATTGTTCCAGCCAGGCGTAGACAGTAGCGCAATGACGCTTTCTGATTATGCTGTGATGAGCAATAGTCCTCTAGTAATGGCAATTACTATGTCTTTAATCCAGAATGGTTCTATTCTGGCAGACATTCCGTTCATTACTCGCCCGACTATGCTTGTTAACGGTGTTCGCTGGCAAGATAATTTGCCTTCCCCATCGTGGCAAAAAGCAAACACCGACCCTACGGTTACTACTGGAAAGCCAACAGCTTATCAGGAGCAAGCGTATATTGTTCGTAATGCGATTGATACGGACTTAGTTTATCTACAAGATATTAATCGTATTGGCGATACACGAGCATCTCGACTTAATGCTTATCTGCGTGGATTAAGCTACGACTACAATGATAAGTTCATTAATAATGATCACTTATCTGGTGAAGATGACTGTTTTGTTGGTATGCGTTATCGTTTAGATAACTATGCCACTTATGGTCTTGTGTCTGAAATGAAGATTGATGCCGGTGGAGTTGATATGACTCAATCTGGTATGACTTCTGCATCTGCTAACACTATGGTGGAAACGATGCAACAGGTTTTAGACTACATGGGTCTTCCCGATGGGGATGGTGTTGTATTTTATTGTAATGATACTTTACGACGCCGATTAGATCGTGCAGTTCGTGTTCTAGGTGCTGGCGCTGGTTGGAATACTGTCGTTGATGCATTTGGACGTTCTATTACTAAGTTTAAGAATGCTCGAATTGTTGACATTGGTCGTAAGGCCGATCAAAGCACTCGAATTATTCTTAACACTGAAACCTCTGCTGGTGCCGCAGGTGCTTCTACTTACACTTCCATGTACGCTGTGTCGTATGGCGAAGATCGTTTAGTTGGTTGGCAGTTTGCTCCACTTGGTGAGAGTATTCAGGACATTGGAATGATTGGTAACGGCGGTGCGATTAATCGTATTATGATTAACTGGGTGAATGGAATCCTTCCCCAGCATACACGATGTATTTCCCGCATTTACGATATCAAGATCAGCTAAGGAGAAAATCAATGAAATTATTTAAGCCCGGCTTCTATGATGCGTTGAACGTTCTCCAGACGCAGGTTACTAAAACTGCTACTTTCCAGTCCACTGGAGTTGACTTAAAGACCGGTACTCCCCGTCGTGGTCAAATTGCACGTTTTATTATTTCTGCGTATGGTTCTGGTGCGACCGCTGGAGCTACGTTTGTTTGTAGTATTGAAGAAAGTGACGATAATACAACGTTCACTACTGTTGGCGCGGCACCCACTTTCACTGGTGGTACTGCTAATACAACTCGTGAAGTTTTCGTACCTTTCGCTACAATTAAGCGATATATTCGGCCAGTAGTTACTGTGTCTAGTACCACAGCACATACTCCGACTATTGCTTACTTGGTTGATTTGGGTGTAGCACGACCGTAAGAGAGCGCGGTTATTGCTTCCCCAACGGGCGGGCCTAAAAACCCGCCCAATTTTCTAGCTCTCGGAAAATAAAATGAAACTGTCTCTCAACCAATTACAGGACCCAGCTTTTGTAGCCAAAATTATTCCTCAAGTACAGGAAAGCTTAATGAATCAGCCTGACAATGCTGATTTATATTTGCTTATGGCTACCTATAATTTCCAGCAAGGAAACATTGATCTTGCTGAAGAATTTGTAAAGCGTGCTATAGGATACGATCCGACATTAGGTTCGTATTATGTTACCTACGCGGCCATTCTTGGAGCTCAAGGTAAATTTGATAAAGCATATGAGATGCTCAATCATGTTTATGCTAAGTGTAAGAATGTTCCCGCATTAAATTGGAATTACGCTTTAGCATTACTTGGCCGTGGGGAGTTTAAGTTAGGTTGGGACTTATATAGGTGGAGAAAGGTATTTATTCCTGGGCATAATCGTATGTTGCAAGAAGAATACCGTCCTAGCAGTGTTTCTAACGCCAAGAAAACCCTACTCGTATGGACTGAACAGGGATTCGGGGACCAAGTAATGTTCTTTCGCTTTTTGAGAAAAGCTAAGGAACGTTTAAGTTTTGGACGCGTAATTTTTGAATGTCCCTCAGAAATGTACGCTTTGTTTGCTGAGAATCTAGAGAATGTTGATGCTATCTATTGCCAGCGCCCCGATTGGGACACGCCAATGCAATTTGATGAGCATATTTCCTTAATGAATCTTCCATATGTATTTGGATTATCTGATTACAAAGATCATGTTAGTCCAAAATACTTAAGTGCCCCTGAGGGACCAACTAAGGCATGGGCACAACAAATGGAGGATGATAAGGATAATTTCCAAGGCTTAAAGATAGGTATTTGTTGGAAAGGTTCTAGTACACACCAAAATGACAAACAAAGATCAGCTAAGGTTGGAGATTTTTCTCCCTTGGCTCAGTTTGGTTGTTTAGTTGGACTTGTATTAGAAGGTGGAGACACCATTCCCGATGGGATGCACATTCTTAATTTAACTCAGGGAATGGTTAATGCCGCATACACAGCATCCATTATTGAGAACCTAGATATTGTTGTAACAGTAGATACTTTTGTTGCTCATTTAGCAGGTGCAATGGGAAAGAAGGTATTTATTATATTACCTTATGCTAATGAGTGGCGATGGGGAGATGGTGTTGGAAAGTCTTACTGGTATGAGGATGTCACACTAGTAAAACAACCTACACCGGGAGACTATGCCTCATGCGTCTCTACTATAGTAGATCATGTCGCACACAGCCTATCCAGTTCTGTCTGATATAACAGCAATAGCTGTAGGCATGAATGTATCTTTAGGTACAGCCATGTCTACAGCTGTACAGCAGAATATTTTAGATTCTGTTATATCTAACTTCGAGAGATCCACTCGAAGAACTTTCCTTCTAACGGATGCTACTCGTTACTACAACGGGTCCGATACAGGAGAAATAATCATTGACGAATACCGTACTATAAGTACAGTAGAAATTGTTGGCTATTTAGGTGGAAGTATTTCCTTAGCCTCCCCCATTGAGTTTGAACAAAATGGCTATCCAAAAACCAGATTACAAATTGCTCGTGGATCGGCTATTGGAGTTTATCCTCTTTTGCTTGATCGTTTTCCTGCTGGTAGAAGCAACATCAAGGTTGTTGCTAGGTGGGGATACGCCGACACTATTCCAGATGACATTTGGTGGGGAATAGCTTACCAAGCGGCCGGAGTAATAATCAATGCACGTAAATTTGATACTGATGGGTACTTGATTAAATGGCAGGAAGCTGACGTAACTCAGGTTCGTAATTATCAAGATCCGTTTAAGTATTACAATAGTGGCACTACGTACAAGTCTCTAATTCAGCTGTACAAAAAGCCTACATCGTCAAGAATTATCAAACAACGTAGACAATTAGTTTAATGGCACTCAATGCTAGACAGACTCAGTTATATGTGCATACATGCGAATTGTATGCGCCTTTACCTGTGTCTTCTACACGTCTACCGAATAATGACATACAGAGTCTACGTTATTCTTCAATACCTACTGCTTTGTCGGTAAAGTTCTATAGAGAAACTGCTCCTGAGTTTAATAAGGGTATTTTTCTTGGGCGCATAACAAAAGAAGATACTGTATCCTTGATGGACAAAGCACATTTTGATATTGCCGAAACCATTGGGCCTAACTGGCTTATCAAAATGATTGACCCAGCTTATCCAGACTATGGACAGTATTTTCTAATTACTGGCGACCCTATGACTAAGAGTTATCGAGCAAATAAGCAGATTTTCTTTATTAAGAAGCTAACCAAACCCAATTTAGTCTAATGAATCTAACTGGTGCCGCATATGATGAAATCACTGCGAAGGTGATAGATGTTTTAGATCTATCATCAGGCATCGTGGTGACAAAGGCAACCAAGTTTGTTAGATTTGACTGGAAAGACTTGTTAGCTTCATATGAAGCAAACCCATTAGAGGGTATGCAACCTCCTTGGTGCATTATGCGTTTAATGCCTTCACAGGAGGAAGAATGGGGGATGGCAAATCACTGTTACGTCCTCCCCATTGAGATTTTTTACATTACGCCCGAATATCTAAACACAAACACTACAGTTACAACTGGTGCTACAAGTACTACACAAACTGTAGGGTCTACTTCTGGAATGTTCGTAGGTCAACGTTTATATTTCATCACGGCGAATGTTTCACGTATAATTTCAAGCATAACTGATGGAACTCATGTTGTGTTAACTGCGAGTGTAACAACAACTACTGGGGAAACAGTTATGTCAGACATTACGGATGACATTGAGCGTAAGATGGAAATTTTACGTGATACTTTTCGTGCCGGCGAACAATTTACAAATTTCCAACTCCCCTATGACTCTCAGATGGATGTCTCAGATACTAATGATGTAAACATTGATATGGAGCATCCTAACTATACTTTAATTGGCGCAAGCGTGTTTATTAGGCCGATGGTGGGGTATTACGATGGCTAGATCAACTATTGATGGGGGAGAGATTGTGAAGGAATTTAAACAGGCTATGTATAGCGTGCAAACTATCGCTATGCGTAGAGCCATTCATTGGTCTAGCGGAACATTTTCTAAAGAGCGATTGGCAAAGTTAGGGCATCCATATAGCGTTCGCAACGCCAATGGATGGGTACCGTATAACACAACCGCGAAAATCAATATGCAGAGTAGAAGGTTTATTTCTAGCTGGAAATTTCCCTTTCCGCGAATGCATGGTGATTCAATAACTGGCTCTGTATTTAATACAGTTTACTATAGGAAAGACCTTGAAGAAGGAATTCCTAATTTAACGAAACCACGGCCTCTCATGAAAAAGGTGGTTCAAGGACTCGACGTTCAATTCGAGAGACGCATTGTGGTCGCTTTTCGAAACGCTATCCAGAAAATGAGGTAAGAAAAATGAAACTCTTTAGTCCAGGCATTGCTACCAATCCCCCATTTGCAATAGCTCGTAATATTAGTGTTATTACTTTAACTTTACAAGATGTAAATACCATTACCGGAGTTCTAACTGATAGTACTTCTAC